CCCTACGGCTCAGCTGTAGGAGCAGACACAAAGACAAACACCTACGCGACTACTCCGGCTGTACGTGAGGCCGCGATGATCCTCGCTACTGATATTTTCCAAGCTCGCCAAGTCTCACAGACAGGCGGCGTAACGATCGATGGTTTTAGCCCTAGCCCTTACCGTATGGGTAACTCGATGATAGGCAAGATCCGCGGCCTTATTGCCGGCTACGCAAGCCCTAATACGATGGTGGGCTAATGCCGGCCGCGATAACAACGCTACGAGCCTCACTAGCTGCCGCTCTAGCTAACGCGAGCGTATGGAATACATACAGCTTTCCGCCTCCGACTATTACGGCTAACTCTGTAATCGTGGCGCCTAACGATCCATACATAACACCTACTAATAATACAAATGTAGGCATATCACCTATGGCCAATTTTAAGATTATTTTTAATGTGCCAATGCTCGACAACGCCGGGAATTTACAAGGCATAGAAACTTTAGCCGTAGCTGTATTTAACAAGCTAGCGGCCTCAACAATAGTTATGAATATTGCAGCTATGAGTGCACCGTCTTTACTAGAGGTACAAAGCGGCACACTTTTAACCGCATCTTTTGACATCCAAATACTAACGAGCTGGAGTTAAGCATGAGCCTAACAGACGAGGACATCGCCTTTCTTATCAAGATTGGGCAGATTACCGAAGCACCTAAAAAAGAAACTAAAACAAAAGACACACCAACAGATAAGAACGAGGAGTAAATAAAATGGCAGTTTATATGTCTAACGGTGTCGTGGTAACTCTTAACTCTGTAGCTTTGAGCGATCACGTCACTAGCGCAACAATTAACCGTGTTTTTGAGGAGCTGGAAATTTCCGCGATGGGAGATAGTTCTAGGAAATATGTAAAAGGCCTAGAGACTTCAACCGTAGCGCTAGATTTCCTATCGGATACAGCGGCAGCAAATGTAAATGCAACCTTACAGGCAGCCTGGGGTACAACAGTAGCTCTAACACTAAAGCAGACAAGCGCAGCTACATCAGCTACTAACCCTTTGTACAGCACAACGATCCTTGTAAATAACACTACAGATATTAACGGCGCTGTTGGAGATATTGCATCTCAATCAATTACGTTTACCTGTAATTCACCAATCGTAATTACTACTACCTGATAGAAAAGATAAGGGGCTAAACAAATGGCACGACTCAAAATAACAAGGGCTACAGGCGAAGCAAGCGAGCACCAAATAACGCCACGTATTGAGTACGCCTTTGAGTTATATGCAAAAAAAGGTTTTCACAAAGCCTTTAGAGATGATGAAAAGCAAAGCGATGTGTATTGGTTAGCGTGGGAGTGCTTACGCACTAGCGGCGAAACCGTACCGATGTTTGGTAGTGAGTTTTTAGATACCTTGGCAAAAGTCGAGGTGCTAGACGATCTACCTTTAGCTTAGGGCGCGGCACCGTAACCTATTTAGTAGCCCAGTTGGCTATTAGGTTGCAGGTCGCGCCTCAAGCGATACTCGATTTAGATACCGAGATGTTTAAGATGTTAATAAAAGTGCTCAACGATCAAGCTAAGGAGGCCCAACAAAATGCCAGTAAAACTAGACGGCGTTAAAGAGACTCTTAGGGCTTTACGTAAGATCGATCCTGAGTTACTTAAAGAGATGAATAAAGAGATTAAAGGCGTAATGATCCCAATCCGGGACAAGGCTAGAGATTATGCGCCATCTCCGGTACCCGGCAACCTCTACAACTGGAACGAGGGCACTAAGGGCCGAAAGATTACAGCTCGTAACTCTGCCTTTCGTACTTTTAACGCTGAGGGTAGAGTCCGCAGATTTCCGCTTTACGACGTAACGGCAGCTACTAAAGGTATCTATTACACAGCCTCGCCTAGTCGCCGCAATCGCAACGGATGGAGCTCACAGTACATAGTCGCTAATGCCTCAGCTAGTGGATCTATTTATGAAACAGCCGGCCGTAAAAATCCGAGCGGCGATCCTAAGAGCAGATCTAATAACCCGGGCGCTGGCGCTAATTTTATTAGCCGTATGGGGCCTTTGTACGGTGAGGGCAATAGCCGCGGTCGCATGATCTTTAGAGCGTGGGCAGAGGATCAAGGTAAGGCCTCAGCTGCCGTAGTACGAGCTATTGAAAACACCATAGCCGCCTTTAACCAAGGCCGTTACGATAAGGCTGCCTAATGAAACTACCTGATTTATTTGTTAATGCCGTAACTACTTTTGACGGCAAAGCATTAGCTAAAGGTCAAAAACAAATAGGCGGCTTTGAGAAAAGCGTAAAGAGTTTAGCCAAGGCTTTTGGAGTTACCCTAGGCGTTACAGCCATAGCGCAATTTGGTAAAGCATCCGTTAAGGCTTTTGCCGAGGATGAAACCGCCGCTATCCGTCTTACTAAAGCTGTAGATAACCTAGGCCTTGGCTTTGAGAATACCCGGATTACTCGCTTTATCTCAGACCTAGAAAAATCTGCCGCTGTAGCCGATGACGTTTTACGTCCGGCCTTTCAGAGTTTAATTTCAACTACTGGCTCAGTTACTAAGTCTCAAGATCTCCTAGCTCTTGCTTTAGAAATCTCTGCCGGTAGTGGCGTGGATGCCACAGAGGTAGCAAAAGATTTAAGCCTTGCATACCTAGGACAGACTAAAGGTTTATCTAAGTACAACACCGGACTATCTAAAACAGAGTTAGCCGCTGCCGGGTTTTTAACTATCCAAGAAAAACTAACGGCGCAATACAGTGGACAAAATGCAGCTCGCTTAGATACTTATGCCGGTAAGGTCTCAGCTGTACAGATCGCTTACGGCAACCTACAAGAGACAGTAGGCGGAGCCCTTATAGATGCTTTTGCTAAGCTTGCAGGAGATACTACCACCGAGGATCTAACCGAGAGTGTAGATAACCTTGCTGATAGCTTGGCCGCTGTTGTCGAATTAGCCGGACAGGTTGCCGCTCCTTTTGTAGGCTTGGCTAAATTATTTAATGATGCATCCGGCGCTTATGTAAAATTGTTATACAAAGCAACAGGTACGGCCTTTATGGGTAATGTTGCTAATCGTCAATATGGCGGTGCGGCAGCTGATAAGTACAGAGCGATCGAGGAGGCAGCTAACGCCAAGGCTCGCGCTAAGGCTGAGGCCGAGGCAGCTAAGCGCCAAAAGGAATTACTAGCGCTACAAAAGAAATCCATACTGGCTGAAAAAAATAAACTAGCTCTTACTAAAGCGGCTGCATTTTTTGATAGTAATCGGATCTCGATTTACGCTGCACTCAGGGCTACTACAGACAAAGAGACACGCCTACGCCTTGAAGCTCTTATGGCTATTGAGGACGAGGACGGCGCTACAGCTGTCGAACGTATTGGCCAGATCGCAGCCTTACAAAAAAACAAAGATGCACAAAAACTAGCTAATGCTAAATCTGTTACAGCTGAGATAACAGATGCCGAGTTAAGCGCAATAGATCGAGTAGCCAAGGCTCAAGCTCTAGCCGATGCTGCTCGCTTGACAGCTCTACAGGTTTACAAACAAACCTTGGCATCTATCGCCGCATCTACTGGCTCAGGTGGTACTGGCACGGCTGGCAATACAACAGCGGCTCTAGTAGCCGGTAGTTTCGTCCCAGTAGTAACCGGCACAGGTGGAGTCATGGGCGGATCGTCAAGTGCCGGTAATTATGCTCCTAGTGGTTTCCCGGGTGCACAATCGACTGTAGTAAATGTAACTGTTCAAGGTACAGTCATGGCAGAAAACGATCTAGCCCAATTTATCAATGATGCTCTTGCCTCATCTAATCAAGCAGGATCAACCGTAGGCTACACACGTCAAGCAGGGCTAACAGCGGTATGACATCTACAGCCGAAAAGTTAGCTGGCCTCAGAGTCTTAATCGATTTTGATGATGGCCTAGAGTTTAGGACACCATTTATCTTAAACGATCCGGCTTTTGGTCTCTTAAATGTTGGAGAATTAGCCGGCCCAAACAGCTTAACTGTTAATTACACATCTCGTACAACAGGCATAAGTATTAGGCGTGGTCGCGATGTACTACAAGATGATTACAACGCTGGATCTGCCACAGTTCGTATCTTAGATCCTGACGGCGATTTTAATCCTCAAAATGTAGACTCGCCTATTTTTGGTTATGTCACTACTAATAAAAAACTACGTATTGCACATTTTGATGATAGCGGCTCTCCCGCCGTTACCACAGCTTTATTTACAGGTTATATATCCGATTACAAATATACTTTCCCTACAAATCAAGAAACCTCGTATGTAACTATCACAGCCTACGATGCATTTAAGATACTTAACAC